GCCGCCATCCGTCACCTTCCCCCCTTACTGCGTCGCGAACGCGGGACCCAGCAGCAGGAACGAACCTTCCGCGGGTCCGGTCACGGCTTCCAGGGCCACCGCCACGATATCCAGCGCGCCCGCGGTCGTGGTCAGAAGTCCGGTGGCCGGATCGAAGTACGCGATCTCGCCCACCGCCCAGGTCTCCGTGGCGGTGGTGGGAAGCGTGAACGCGCCCACCAGGCGAAGCTCCACGTCTTCGCCCGCCGCCGCATCGTTGCAGCAGATCCCGAAGAGCTTGTTCACCTGTAGCGGGTCTCCGCTCGAGACGCCGCCCACGGGCGCTTCCACCGTGACCGTCCAGCCGGGCTGATCGAAATTCTTCATGGTCGTTTCCTCCGGTGGGGGCGGCGGTCCCCCGCCGCCCCGGTCTTCGTTGGGCCTGGGCTACGCGCCCGCGTTCCGGGCCATCCCACGCCAGTCCAGCGCCTTCGCGGCGAAGTCCAGGCGCGCCTTCGTCTCCGCCCCGTCCACATCGAAGCCCACCCGGGTCTCCGTGTAGAGTCCCTCCGCGCCGCTGAGATAGGCGTATTCGATGGTATCCATCGATGCGGGGTCCGCGGTGAGATACCAGACCAGGGCGCTGGCATCGTCCAGGATCGGGTCCGTGATCAGCTCCAGCGTCCGCATCGAAGCCGGGACGGCTTCGTCCGGGACGGTCGGGACGAACAGGTTCCCCAGCAGCTGTTCCCAGGCGGTCCGCTGGGCTTCCGGCGCGATCACGTAGCGCGGGACGCTTCGCACGCGACCGCGGCCATCGATCCCGCTCTGCGTCCGGAGAAGCAAGCGCATGTCGTTCAGCTCCGCCACGCTGGCGGGGCCACCGGAACCGCTGGCGATATCGTTGGAATGGTCCGTGGCATCGAACAGCGCCACGCCATCCGACATCAGCGGGTTGGCGGTCAGGATCCCGTAGACCGTCTCTTGTTCCAGCTCCGCGGCGGACCAGGCGAACCCGCGCGCGATGCGACCGAACGCGCTGAGATCGTCATTCACCATGGCCTGACGGGACAGGCCCACCACGCGCCCGAAGGTCTGAAGGTGGTACTTCTCCGCGGACTCTCCCACGGTCCCGCGCTTGAACTCGCCATGCTCGTTCACGGGAAGCAGCTCCGGAGCCTGGCCCAGCTGGACGCGGCTGATTTCCTTGAAGTCCTGCGCGGTGGCGCGGGTTGTCCACTGCTGGTACGTCTTCGGAGCCAGTTCGTAAGCCTGGCGAAGCGTCTTGTTCATGACGTTTTCCAGCACTAGCGGGAAATCGTCCGTCCCGTGGAGCCCGCCCAGGTAGCGCTTCCGCAGGCAATCGCCCACCAGCGCCATCCGGGACGCCCAGCGGCGGTTCACTCCGCGCGCCTGGTAGTCGTGGCGCATCAGCTCCACAACCGTGAAGCTGGCGAAGCGCTGGGCGTCTTCGGTCAGCTCGTTTTGCTCCGGATCGATCCGGTGCATCAGGTAGCTTTCCATCGCGGCCATGCGCTTGGAATGGTCCGTGGCCCCCATGTCCACGTGGACCGCGTTGGATCCGGCGGAGCGATCGGACTCGTCCGCCTTCGTCTTCAGAATGTCCGCGCGGACGCCATCGGAGCCGTCCAGCGGGGTCCCCGCCTTGATATGGGCGGTGGCCCACTTCATGGGGAATCCGTGGCGCTCCGCCAGGTCCGTGATCGCGGCGGCGCGGGCGGTCTCCGCGTGCTGCTCGTGGCCGTCCACGTCCATCGTCACGGTCACGTTCACGTCCGCCTGGGCGGCCCCGTCCGGCGCCGCGTCCGTCTTCGGTGCCTTATTCGGCATGATCTGATCCTCCGGTTCTTTGCTTCGGGTCTCGCCCGGAGCCGTCCCGGGCTGGGTCTGCGGTTGCAGATCGTGAAGGCTGGCCGAATGCGCCAGCGGGTCCGCTCCCATGGGAACCATCGAAAGTTCGAAGGGCTGCCAGCGCGTGACCAGCTCTTTCTTCAGAGCCTGTTCGCTGCTGGGTTCCGTGATCTCCACCGCCAGCGGGTCATAGCCCACGCTGACGTTCCGGGCGATCCCGTCCACCACCTTCTGAACGCGGTCCGCGTCCGCTTCCGCCTGCGACAACCGCACGCGGGAACGGACCTTCCCGTCCGCGATCTCCGTGCTACCGGGGACCACCACGCCGATCACGTCCGCCAGCGAATACGGGCGGTGGCTGTCCAGAAGCGGCGCATGTTCGTCCAGGCGCGACATATCGATCGCTTCTTCGCTGACCACCAGCTGTTCGATCCAGCGTTCGCCGGAATACGGGTCCCGCCGCAGCATTTCCGATCCGGTCTGCCACTCCAGAACCAGCTCCCCGGTTTCAGCATCGTAGCTTTCCACCGTGGCGGCGCAGGTTCTGATCGTCTGCTGCTGCGCGTTTGGCATCCCTTCGTCCCCCGATCGGTTCCATGGGCTTCCCGATCAGGGCTACGGGGCGAACGCGGCCAGCGTCAAGCCCCGGCTACTCGGCGCCTTCGTCTTCGGAGTCTTCGTCTTCGTCTTCGATCGGCGCTGCTGGCGCTCCAGCGGTCCCCGCGGACCAGGGCGGAGCCAGCCCAGCTTCACGGACCTTCGCCAGCCACTCCGCCTGTTCCGTCAGGATCTCAGTCGGATCCAGACCGCGGGCGGAAACCGCGCGCGGTCCGCTGTTCAGCAGCGTCAGGATCTCCAGCGCGTCCGCCTGGGCATCCTTCAGCCTGTCCACGCCTTCGAATTGCGGCGGGCTCCAGACCACTGGATAGCTTTCCCGCTCCGGAAGTTCCCCGGCCAGGATTGCGGCTTCGATGAACCAGCTCCAGACCGGATCGCAGATCCCGCGGATGATCACCGCCTGGCGCATTGCCTTCACGAAGCGCCGGAACTCCACCAGCCCGGCCCTGATGCTCGAGTAATTGACACCCGTCAGGTCCCCGGTCAGAAGCGTGTAGACCAGCCGCAGCCCCGCGGCGATCCCCGTCAGTTCCTGCCGCCTGTACTCCGCCACTCCGCCCACGCTGGCGGGCGCGTGAAGGTGCATCGCGGCCCCGGGCGGCGCGTAGAAGATGGTTCCGGGTTCGATCACTTCCAGATCGTTCCCGTTCGCGTCCGTGCAACGCTGGCCGCCCTGGCGTTCCTGTCCGTCCGGGTCAAGAGCAAAGCCGGTGTCCAGCCCGTCCACGCTGGCGAAGATGGACGATTCCATCCGCTTCCGGTCCACTTCAGCGTCCGTGTAGTCGCTGAAGGACATCAGACGATCCATCGATGGCGCCAGCCAGCTGACGCCACGGACCTGGCCGGGGCGCTGCTGTTCGAAGGCGTGGCTGATCTCGCTGGCGCGGACGGGGCGGGACTCGTTGAAGGTGAGTCCCTGAAAGCCCTTGTTCAGCGCCCCCGGGTGTTCCGGATAGAGCCAGTATCTGGCCCGCATCCCGCGTCCGTTGAACTCCACGCCCTGGACGATCTGGCCGCGGCGGGTCCGCTCCGTCTTCGTCTCGTCCAGCATGTCCCCCTCCAGGGTTTCCACCTGGAACGGAACGGCCAGCCCGTCCGTCACGCGCCGCCAGCGCCGCCGCAGCAGGACTTCACCAGACTCCACCACCGCGCGACAGGCCAGGATCTGGACCCCATAGACGTCCTGCTGTCCATCGCTGGCCGCGTCTTGACCCCACCGCGCCCAAAGGTCGTTCACCTGGGCGTCCAGGTCAGCGTCCCCTGTGTTGCTTCGGGGGCGGATACCGTCCCCAACTAGGTTGTTCACCAGCACGGAGACCGCGCTGGCCGCGTGCGTATCGTTGCGGACCAGCTCCCGGGCTCGAGCCCGAAGGGGAAGCAGCGCGCGATCCGTCTCTGCGTTCACGGACGTCCGTGGCATCCGCCACGAATCCGTCCGGCGGCCCTGTTCTGCGGCGAAGTATGTCCGCTTCCGCTGCGGGTCCGCGTCAGCCTTCCGCCAGAACGCCAGCCGGGACCACCAGCGCCGCTTCTTCGTCTTCGTGCTGGCCATCATTTCCCCTTCCGGAACTTCCCGAAGCTGCGGCGGAACGCCTGGCCAGGAATCGGGACGCCCAGCCATCCGGACAGCTTCCGGATCCGCGTCCATAGGTCCGCTTCGGAAGCGTACTGAACGCGCTTGTCCCCGTGTCCGATGGACAACGCGCCCTTTGCGTATGCGGCGATCAGTTCGTCTAGTTCCTGTTGCGTGACTGCCATCCGCTTCCCCGCCTTCGGGCTCGTCCACGCCTGACCACGCGCCGCCCGTTGCGCTCCCGCAACGATGGGCGGCGCTGGCGGCCATCGTCAAGCCTGGACCGCTCTTCCAGGCTCCGCTTCGGGCTGTCCTTCTTCTGCGTGGACGTCCGCGCCACCGTTTCCAGATCCAGGCCCAGCGCCTTCAGCCCTTCCAGCGCGGCCAGGTTGTAGACCCGCAGGTCCAGCACTTCGTTCGATCGCTTGTCGGGCTTCTTCCAGATCCTGACGGGGAAGCCGCCAACATACTTCGTCACCACGTATTCCGCGGTCAGCTGGGCGAAGTAGTCCGTCCCGCGCCGGAAATCATGGTGGGCGTAGCCCGGCCCCGGATGCGTCAGCCGCAGCCAGCCCGCGATCTGGTCCTTCGCCGCGTCCACGTTCAGGACGTACAGATCCACCTTCCCGATCCCCTTCCGCTTGATCCGGGTCGGGACCCGCGGCCAGATCGGGCGCTGGCTCCGCCTGGCCGCCGCAGAGTGTCCCTTGATGGCCCAGATCCGAATGGACCGCGACTGGCGCGCCACGAAGCTGTAAACGCGCTGGGCCAGGTATCCGGTGTCCACGCAGGTGGCCGCGATCCGCTTCACGCCACCGCCTTCCATGGGGAACTCCCGCCGCAGGTAGGCGGCCAGGTCGTTCCAGACCTGCGTCCCTGTCCCGTCCCCTGCAATGTAGCGGTGATCAATACTCCAATGCTCTTCACCAGCCCCCCACCCGATCACTTCCAGTTCCAGCCGCGGCGGGGATTCCTGGACGTCCACCGCGCAAGTCAGGACCAGCACGCCCTTCGGGATCCCTGGTCCCAGCTCCGCGTCTTCCGGCTGCCACCAC